GATACCAGTATTTTTTGCTTGATTTTGTAAATCTAAAAATACCTTTTGCATATTTGCACCATGTGCTTTCATATTTGGTGCAGCATTAGCAAAATCACTAACAACTTTTTGCATTGGCAAACCCATTGATTTAGCTGTTGCCATGAGTTGTTTTTGCATGTCTCCAGCTTGTTGACCGGTCATTTGAAAACCCTTGACAAGCATGCTTTGAATTTTTATTGTATCACCGCTTGAAACACCCAATTTTGTCATCTGAGCTGTTGTTCTTGCCAAAGCATCTTGTGTTTGTATAGAAACACTAGCAAAACCAGCAAAATTAACTTTTAAATCAGAAAAAGCAGAACTTGCTTCTCCAATACTTAAAGCATATTCTACATTTGAATCTCTTAATTCTACTATTCTTCCTTTGAAAGCATCAACACCACCAGCAGTTTTTTCAAATTGAGAAAATGTTTGATCCATTCCTAAAAATAAATTTTTTGTTTGACCAACTATTCCATCTATTGCAGAAGCAAGCATTCTAGAAGGTGTTAAACTTTTTGCTATTTCTTTTGCTGCATCTGCAAAAGCAGCTGAAATATTTCCAGATTCACCAGAAATTTGAACCATTTTACCAAATAAACTTGAAGCATTTCCATTGATTCCAAGCATTGTTTTTGCTTGATTACTTAATTCATTTGATAAATCACTTTCAAGGCTTTTTGTTTTTAACTTTTTATTTATTTTTTCTTGTTCATCTTTTAATTCTTGATCGTTAATTTCTCCAAGTTGTTTTTTTACTTTTAAAAGTTGATTTTCTATTTCTAATAGTTTTATTGAATTTTCTAATGTTTTTTCGCTATTTTTTAAACTTTGTGCTTCTACTAATAATTCATCTTTACGTTCTTGAGCATATCTTTTTTCAATTTTAAGTTTTTGTTTTGAAGAATCTACATTTCCTTCTTGTTCTGTAGGAGGTGCAGAATTTTCTGGTGATTTTTTTGTGGCCATTCAATAGTTTCCTGGAATATACATAATAAATAGTGAAATAAGAAAAAAGGAGGCACAACCTCCTCATTTCTTCTTCATTGCATCAGCTTCTAATTTTAATTGTTCTGATAACTTTAATACAAACCAATTTCTTATTTTAACTGGTAAGCTATATGCCTCTTGTAGTGACCAATTTCCATGATACTTTAAATAAAAGAAGTGTTCATACACTCCTTGTATGTATTTATCGCCCAGTCCAAAAAAAGTCGACCGTGAAGGGCACCTCCATTTCCATTTCTGCCTCACATGAACGACAATTAAATTTTTGCGTCATATCGACATTTGGAGTGTTCTCGGTATATAGTTTTCTTATATGTTTAGCATCAGCAGCTGGACAGATATCAACAAAACGACCGATAAGAGATTTATCTTTTTCACCGTTTATCGAGACGATTATCAACTTCAATTGATCTGACATTGTACTTTCTTCAACCTTTGCTGCTTTTCTTTGTTCTGAAAGGCTTGAAAGATACTTTTCATCCGAACCATTTAGCAATCTCATCTCTACTTCAAATTTTGAAACTGGAAGTTTTGTTTTAAATGTTCCTGTTTCTAATAATTGCTTTTCATTTTCTGGATTTGGAAAAGTTGTTTTCAGATTTGATAAATCAAATGAATGTCTTACATTTGCTGCACATGCTGGACATTGAACTTTTGTTTCATAATCATCGCCATAACCAGTTATTCTAGCGGCAATTATCATTGCATTTTTATCGCCAATAAGTAATTCATCTAGTTTAATAGATTTATCAACAAGAACACTTTCTAACATTCTATCAACAGCAATACCTTTCTTAAGAAGGCTTTTACTGGTAAGTATATCTTCTTCTCTTGCAGTCATAAACCTAATTTCAAGCGTTTCTTTATTATAAAGCGGATGATTAGGTGGATAGAATTTTCCTTTTGATGGCAATTCAACAAATTCTGTTGGGCTTAAAAACGATAATAAATCTAACTTTTTTTCTTCTTTTTGTTCAGCAGAAACAGAAGCAGACTGATCAACTGCCAGCCTCTGTTCGTTATTTCTCTCAGACATTAACGACCTCTTTCTTTCTTATCACTTAAATCTAGTGGTCAGACTAGAATCTTCTTGTCCCAGATTTCTAACAAGATCGCTAACAACACGGACGTTTGTAGCTGGACTCTTGGTTTCTAGTGTACACCAGTCATATTGAATCTTTAGTGCTATTTCTGTTAAATCTTCTTTATCGTATGCAAGTTCACCAAAACTAACGCCAACAATAAATGGATTATTTAGTGTCCAAGTTTCAATAGCTTCACCACCATTGCTTCCTTGTGGTCCATGTGATTCGCTGATTTGTTTGATAACAACAGTACCTAGTGCGCCAACTGCTGCACCTTTAGACATTGTTGTAACTTGTGCAGTATTTTTTGGAATTTTATAACCAGATGCTTGAATTATAGCTGATAAATTTTGACTTGCATCTGGATTAACAGGATCGATCAACTTAATATCAATTGGATTTGGTGTCCATTTAACGAGTCCTGGATAATGAAAACGATGACCAAGATACATATGTTCTTTAGCAGTTATTTCAAGACCGGGCTTGTTAACTGATTTAACATAATAAGTAGCGCCGCTAGGCATGTTACCTATTGTAACAATAAAGCGATATCCACGCTTTGGTTCTAGTGTTGCATCTGTCCAAAATTTATCAGCCATTTTAATAAATCTCCTAATATTATATAGTCTATATTTTAATTATCAATCTTCGAACGAAGCACCACTTCTTGTTATAATGAAATCGATTGCTATGAATTCAATTGCACGGGCTGGTTTAACAAAGATCTTCGCATATAGAATATTTCTATCAACTAGATCTGGAGTGGTGGTTGTTTCATCAAGTAGAACTTTATAATCTGTTAGACCAAATCTACTCTGAACACCAGCAAGGAATGGTGTGACTTCACCTTTGAATCTATCCCAAGTAACTTTGATATTTTGATCAAAGAGTATTCTTGTTGAGATACGTGAAATTTCTTTCTTGAGGTATATCATCAAGCGACGTACATTGATACGATCAAGTGCCGAAGGAGTTACTTGTAAAGTCTTTTGACCAAAGATAACAATTCCTTCATTTGGGAAGCTTGCAATTGGATTAACGTTATTTTCATAAAGCTTATCACGTTGTTTTGATGTTAATTTTTCACGAACATCAAGAACCGATAAGCCTGATGAGCCGTCTGTTAGTCCACCCCGGTTAAAGCCTGCAGGAGCAAACCACAATTCACTGTTTTCTTGTGAACTAGCCATTGTACCAAGAGCCACAACTGATGGTGGAACCCATAGTGGAAGACCAGAAGCATCATCTAAAATCTTGACCCATGGATAATAAGCACAAGCGTAACTTGAATTTAGATTGCGATCTTTCAAGCTACTAACTGTCTGGTCAACACTACCACGTCTATCGCTTTCACTATTAGTGCTTTCGTGTGATGGCACATATCCATTTTCAAGATCAATTATGGCAAGAGAATCTGCACGATTTTCAGCTGTATCAATTACATGTTTAGTTATAGCTGAATTTGTTACACCAGGAACAACAATCATGTTACAATCTAATACGTCTGGATCTCTTACGGTATCAACTGCTTTCTTGAGAGAATAGAATGCTGCACTTGATTGTTCACTTGTTGTAGAAGTGAATAAAGAATTTCTAAATGGATCTTTTTCTCTTATATTTTCACCAGTTGTTCCACCAAAGAGTGGCATAGTAAAGCGATTTACACCCAAATTTAATATCTGCTTATATCCTTCATTTGAACCAGAGGCACTTGCTGATAGAGCGGTTATTGAATTACCAGCTGCTCTAGAACCTGATTGCCAGTATGTAAACACTGAAGAGCTTGGTGCTGTTCGAACATCATCCAATGAAAATACAAATGAAAGTTTTGTTGTTGCACTAACATCATGTGAATTTACTCCAAATGGTTTTGGACGAGTTAAATCTAATACTTCTGGGTTTAATCTTGTACTTCCATCAAAATTAAATACCGTACCATAATAAGCATTTATTGGATTTAACACACCAGCTTGTGATGCACTAACAAGCAGCTTCATTGTTGGGAATTTTATTAAATAAGAATTTGCACCAGTTGAACCCGGAATTGCAATTGTGTTTGCTCCAGAAGCTGCGAATGCTAATGGCATTGAGCTACTACCAGCAATCATAGCGCCAGATGATATTGAACCACTTGTAACAACTACATCTTTAAATACTGGAGGACCGAAGAAACCGAATGGTAAGCTTTCTTGTGAAACTGCACCTTGTACAATTTGATCATTTAATTCCATTCTTATATATGCTGATTTATTTGCATAATTACCATATTTTATATATAATTTATTATTATTATCCCATTCTAAATATTCATCACCAATTTTATTTGCAATAAAATCACTTGAATTTGGATCTAAAGTACAATTTGTATAAGTTTCCAATACAACAGGATTTGCATCTGTATCATTAATATCTCTTATTTGTACAGTAAAGGATCCATATTTATAAAAATTATTTGTTGATGGTTTTATATCTGAGATAGAAATTTTAATATTTCTTTGTTCCCAATCACCGCCGCCTGTTTCTTTAACAACAAAACGGAACAATTTAGTCATATCTTCTGCAACATACGAACCAGTAGTAGCGTTTAAATCTTGAGATATTACCCAACCAGTTTTTGCAGAATTACTTGTTACTCCAGAAAAATTACCAACTTGTACAGAACCGCTAGTTAATGGTGCGATGAAACCATGAAATTCATTTGCTGTACCAGCAGCACCAAGAATACTTTTTAAGAAAGTTTCATATGTTTCACCTAACCAATAATTTTTTTGTGCTTCACCTGCTGTTATTGTGGAATTTGTCAATGTTGGATTTGTATTGAACACTTTTCTAGCATATTTAGCGGAAGTTTCACTAAAATTAAATGTTGTATCTAATTTTTTATTACCATTTTCATCTAAAATTTCTGCTCTAAATTCAAAACTATCACCTGAATTTCTTATAAAAACACCTGCACCTTGAGCAGATGCACCAGTTACTTGAGTGCTATTATCTGAAGCTAAACCTTTTAGTCTAATTGCACCTTTATTTATATACCAAACAGCAGCAAGAGAACCGGTTCCAGTACTACCGGATGGCACCACGAATAAACCATAGGCACCACCATTATCAGCTAAACTTGATGTTGGTTGTTTGTCTGTTTTCCATCCGCCTTGTGCCACTTCATCTGTTCCGGTAGCATCTGGACTTTTATCAGTTCCGAGACGAACGAAGGTTAGTGGACCTGAATTTTTTAAGAATGCTTTTGCAGCATAGACAGCATATAATGGGGAAGCTGACTGTCCAGTTCTCCATAAGTCTTCAGAAGCTCCGCGTGATGGTTCTCCGAATTTGTCGACAAATTCTAAATAACTTTCAACACGTGTTGGAACCATTAATGGACCACGTTGTGCTCTACCAATTACCACTGGACCAATTTGTGTTGGTTGTGCTGGTAAT